ATCTCCGCATACGCCTCAGTGTTCTCACCCGTCAAAGAAAAGACAGCGCTAAGACCCTCAATGGAACCGATGACCTTAGTGAAGTCCTCCTGATTATCACCAAAAGCCTCACGCAACTTAGTGAGGGTGCTGAGGAAACCATCCTGCTCAATACTCTCAGCCACGCCCTCGGAGGTCAGCCCATACTGCTCCATCATCTTCTTGGCTTCTTCAGTGGGCTTGATGAACGCCTGCATCGCCCCACGAATACCCGTGACCGCCTCGGAAGCGCTCAGGCCGCCCTTAGTGAGCGCAGCAATCAGCCCTGTGGTTTCCTGGAAGCTCACACCCAACTCCGCAGAGATAGGGATCACACGACCAAGCGCACCAGCAAGCTCCTCAGGGGCAAACTGTCCAAGCCTGACCGCCTCAGCCAACGCCTCCACAGCGTCAGTGCCAGAAAGGTTTGACTCCCCATAAGTGTTCATCGCGGCGGTCGCAGCGTTAGCAATACTGCCAACATCGCCCAAACCGATAGCAGCACCCTTCAGTGACGCCTCAAGGACATCCACAGCGGTTGCCCCACGCAAACCAGCAGAGGTGATGAAGAACAAAGCATCGGCAGCCTCATTCCCAGACTTACCAAACCGAGGGCCAAGATCCCTAGCGGCCTTCTCCAGGTCACCTATCTCATCGGCGGTAAGCCCCACCAAACCCTGAATCTTTGCAAAGGTAGTTTCAAACTGTGCAGCCTCACGCACAGAAGCGACAGCAACAGCAGAGATAGCGGCAGCAGCAACCCGCCCCACATCCACCGCAAAGTTCTGGAAGTTAGCAAGCGCCCGCTGTGCGCCCTGCAAACCCTTAGGGTCAAACTTAGTAACCAGAGGAATAAAAATAGCCATCAGACAGCCCTCAATCTTTGAATGTCATTGGTTGCATCACGCATGAACTGGTCAATAGCGGTCTTCCCCAGACCCTCAATCCTGGAGTGTTTCTTCAAGGCGCTATCAAACACAAAGAACCCACCCTTGCCCCTAATCGGTTTAGCAGCCTTGATGCCCGCATTGAACGCACGCCCCTGGCCCGTTACCCGATGTTGTTGCCCACCATAACCGCCCCGAGAGTACACCTTCGAAAACTGCGAACCAGGGCGCTTGCTTGAACCCGCAAGCTCCGAATAGTCAAACCCGATACCGCCCCCAGAACGACTAGTGCCACCAGTGAACTTCATGCCCAGCAACCGTGTTCCGCCACCCCTCGACTTGCCTGGAGTAAACGAAACAGAAGCCTTAGGGATACCAGTCCACCTAGTAACACCGCTATGATTCATCCCCGAAAGCGGAGCCTGAGAAGGAACCTCACCAGCAATCTCTTTAGCAATAGGCAGAATGCGGGCACGCATCTGCTTCCGCAACTCATTCACAGCCTTACGATCCAACGAACGCAGCTCACGGGTTACAGAAGCGACACCCTCAGCACGCATTGTTGTAGAAAGCAAGACAGCTCCAATCCTGCTTCCATTCTATCGCCTGCCCTTGCGTGGCTTCCTAGACTGATTACCCTTAGCAATGAGGGCGCGCTGAATAGTCCACAACATGCGAGGGTGCAACTCACTCAGCTCGCGTGGGCTAATACCCGTTTCAACCGCGATCTGCGCAATCATCCAATGAGCGGAAGTTTCCCCCAGCCCCTTTATGCTTTTGGGTTAGAAGCCTCTACACCCTCGACAGACTCAACCCACTTCTGGAACACATCCTTAGTGTCACCAGTGCGCTTCAGAGAGTGCCAGGCCAGCCACAACAAGTGTGTGATTTTCATGTCCTGGTTCAAGCGTGAGACGCTGAGGTCAAACTCTGCCTCAAATGCCACAAGGTCAGCAGCAATGCCACTGACCTCACGGTTTGTACCATCAAGAAAAGTTACTAGGAGATTGAAGTTCATACCCTAGACACTACCAGGAATTAGGTTGTGGCGCGGGTGATTGCTCCCGAAATCGGGAACGAAACATCCTGGGTAGCCAAATCCCCCACATTACTTGAAAATGGAACAATTTGTGTGACCAAAGCGTTGAAGGAATAGCTGGGGTTTCCGGTACCAACAGCATCCGAGGTGGGCTTGACCATGATAGCGACCTCAGTGCCCAAAGCAGCGTGTAAGGTTGCGTCCACAGCCGAAGCGGCGAAGTCCTGGTGGAAGCTAAAGGTCACAGTAGCATCCTGCAAACCGGCAATGTAGGTGCGGGCTGCATCACCGAAAGCGGTGGTTTCCAGCTGCTCTTTGCTGATGTCTAAAGTGACAGCAGCAAGGCTGGCACTGAAGTCCACAGTGTCAATGGTAACTTCTAAATCTGTAGCTGCGAAAACTGCCACGATATCTCCTAGTCTGAATAAACCACAGCTGAAAACTCCGCTGCCAAGTATTGTTGCTCCCCTAATGTTATCGCACCCAACGAGGTCATCTCCTGCAAGCGAACATCAAAAGCGAACCCACCCAAAGTCTTATCCGACTGCACTGCGGTCTTGATTCCACCAGTCCCCGTGGAGGCATAAGCGTTCAGACGGGCCTGAGCTGTACGCTCCGAAACGCGCCCCACAATGACAGTGATCGTGAAAGTGTAAACCGCCATCCCGTTCTTGAAAGCCTGGTCATAACTAACATTATTCAACTGCACCACAGCGATAGGAGGGGAAGGGTTATCAGGGAGGTCAGCAGCCGTTCTCAGCCCCGAAATGGTTGCAAGGTTAGTTGCAAGCCCATCCCTAATGTCACTGATGCTCACGCGGTTCTAACCCTTCTGAAAGGCATTAGGAGCTTCTCGACATCAGGATCCACACGCCCCACACGCATCACACCCAAATCTCCGAAACCCATCACCCCTGTGGGAGAGTCGTACCGTTTGAACTGGCGCATAGAAAGAATGATGCAGGCCTGCTTCACCGCTGTAGGGATACTAGCGAAACCCCACACCCCCACAACCTGCACAGAAGCCTGAAAAGCGTTCGAGTTGCGTGGCTCATAAATGGGGAACAGATAATCACCGATCGCAGCAATCATGGTGAAGGGTAGTTGTACCCCTCCCGCAATCCCATTCAAAGGGTTCAGCTGATAGTCACTGTCAGCAGTCCAGGTGGTGTCGAAAGTGCCATCACCATTGCTATCAGTTTTCAATGTCGTGACACTTTGCAAGTCATCCACTTGTGTACTGAACAAATCATCAGGTCTAAACACTCGGGTTGCTGAGGAGCTGTAGAAAACGCGCTCGCACCAACCATCAATCTCACGCGATGCCGCCTCAATGCTTATCTCAAGCAGGCTGTCATCCACTGTGTCTTGAATCCTGAGCGCATTTTTCACATCAGAAAGTGTGCAATAGCCGTTCTCAATAGACATGTAAATCCTCCAGGTCTAGTTTACCGCGACAGGGGTGCCTGGTTCGCGCAAGAAGAAACCCCCGCCACCCATACAGGTGACAGGGGTTCCTCGAACCGGCAAGGCTTAGGCCATTGTCAGTTTCTTGATGTGGTTTGCACCATTAGCAACACCAGCAGCAACACGGTAAGTGAAGCGGTAGCCGGTGATGTCATTTGCGAAGTACGCATCGGTGGACACGCTTGTTGCGAGTCCGGTGGTTGCGATTTTCACCGAAGGCCAGTGACCGAAGAACGCGGCCTGGTTTCCAGTGGTAGCTGCATCCACAGCAGGGTTTTCGTAAACGGGGAACCCAAGCAGAGTCGCGCTTGCGTTGCCATCCACGGAGGAAACGATTGGGTCGAGAATGTAGCGACCATCAGTGTCCTTCAGCTTACGGATCAGGGCCATGGTGCTTGGAGCAACCATGAATCCGGTTCCTGGGAGCAAGCGAACCATGCCATCAGGGGAGAAGGCAAGCTCAATCAGCTCGTCAGCGGTGATAGCCGTTGCGGAAGCAGCGGTTACGCCAGCGCCAGCAACAGCCTCAACTGCTGTGTTCACGATGGTGTTCACGCGGGTACCGATAGCAACACCAGCGTTCTCAGCGATAGAGGACTCAATATCGAATCCGGCATCGCTAATCAGTTCGTTAGCAAGCTTCACAATGAAGCCCTGCTTGGCAGGCTCGAGGAGGAGAGAACCATAGGTGTTCTCAGACTCATCCATTGCTCCACCGGCAGCGGTTTGCGTTGCGGTGCTGTAAGCGGTCATTACTGGGACGCGAAGGTCAGAACCGGAATCGCGCTGGAAAACCTCGGAGGTTTCCAAGTAAGGGCCAACCAGTTTAGCGAGCGCGTAAACGCGGTCAAGGAAGTCCACAGGAACAGTGTTCGCAGAAGGAACGAGCGTTGCACGCTTTTCCATCGTGAAGTTGTGTCCACGAACTTCTCCGCGAGCCATTGCACGGAACACATCGGCTGCGCCGCGTGCTTCCTCAACAGGGGCGAAGTTGCGGGTAGCTTCAGAGGCCTGTGCTACGCGGTCTGCGGAGCGCTTGGCAATAGCAAGTGCTTCGTCAGCCTTGCGAATGTCAGCCTCGATAAGGTCGATTTTTGCGACTTCAGCGGAGTCAATCCCACGCGATTCTGATTCTGCACCGTCAATAACTTCACGGATCTGCATGGTCAGGTTGGCGCGGGCTTCTTCCTGAGTCTTGATGAACTCAGACATGAATGTCCTTCCAATAGGTTTGATTAGTTTGTTTCGCAGTGGCGGTAACGCTCAACTACTACCAGCAGCGGTGACGCACAAATCCGGTAACTCAATGATACCAACATGGTGCGCCCCGGTTGTGGAGCTGTGGGGACTCGAACCCCAGTCCACCAGGTCACCGCGTGCGGATCTAACCTGGTGTCGAAACCATCCAGCCCCACCACAAGGGTAGCAAAAGAAAACCCCCTGCCGGAAAGAAAGGGAAAACCGGCAGGGGGAAACCCACTAACGCTGTTCAACAGCCTCCATGACGCGGGTTTCTTTCTCTGCCTGCTGAGTGGTGCCCCTCACGGGCTTC